TCAACTGTATCAATCTCGACCTTGACTAGTACGTTGCTACCTAGTGCGTTACCTGATGGCTCAGCAGACATCTGGTACGTAAATTGGTTACCCTGTGCTGAGGTGACTAGGAATGATCCGTTATAAAGGAGAGCATCCTGATCAGTAGGACCAGTAACACCAGAGATGTTAACTGCCACACCCACAGAGAATCCGTGGTTCTTGGGGTTACCAAGTTGGTCCACGGTAAATGCTGTTGCTGTTTGTCCATTTCTTATTATCTGTGATACAGCGAATTCATCAGAAATCGGACCTACAATTCTGTTTTCCTCAACCCTTGCCTGCATTTGGTCTTGAGAAACAATACCAGATGTATCTGGGATAACTGCGTATCCTTTTGATATCTTCTGATAATATAACTCTAGATCTTCTACGTTAGCAAACTCAAAACATGTGAGTTTATGGTGTGAGAAGTTTGGAGCGATTTGTGCTAAATCATCACGATAATATACACCAGTGTTGTCACCATCAAAGAATGACATCTGCCAGAAATAGCATCCACCAGTTAGTTTGAATATACCAGCAGGGACAGGTTCGTTAGCAGCAGTTATTCCCAGAGATCCTTGTACTGTAGGATAAGGAACATACTTAGGTGTAATCTTCGTTCTTCTAAGGTCAGATCCAACAACGGAACAACCTCTTGGGACGATAATGCCACCACGAGTCGAATTGAATTTATAAAGTTCGTTTGAAGGTGATGTGAGATCAAAGTTAGTATTCTCGTTAAATGGTTGAATATTGTTATAGTCAGCAATACCTGGTCTATTATCCACCACATACTCAGATGGGTAGAGATAGATTGAGAATGCGTCAAATTCGTCGTTTGAAAGACCAACCCTATATGAAAATCTTGCTACTTCAAGGAATGCACGTTGTAACGTCTTAAACGGACGCAATGCAGAGTTACCTCGGTTATCATAAGCATCCGATGCATCAAAGTCGTCGGGGTTGACGTATATAATACGACCAGTCCTCGACGTTATGATATTTTTAAGACGTGTGAGTGCCATTTAATAGTCCCTATTCAGTTATTTATTTGTGGTCTAACCACCTGAACTTATCTTGGTCATGTTGACGACTTCATAGTCATCACTTGTTGTTTCAAATCCATTAAGGACGTAACTAATATCACCTGCTGAGGAATAAACTAGAAGGTTCTGACCAGGACCAACTATAATTGAAGTATTCTTATCTGTAGTATTTGCTGCTATAGAACTACCATAGAAGAAGTAATCTTCATCTGAATATATTCCAGTTGCATCGGTATGAATACCTGTGCTAATTGTACTAACATCAATCGTTAGGTTAGCAGCACCTCCACCACCTAATTGAGCATCATTAATTGTTAAGGTATCTGATGCTGCATGACCATATCCACCATTCAATAGTGTGACAGTCGCTGCACCTGATCCATCAACCACCACAGTAACTTTAGTAGTTGCTAAGTCTCCAGATCCACCTGATGAGTTAGGTGAGATGTTAGTGTAAGTACCTGCTGTCCTTGATGCGTCAGCAGCACTAGGAGATCCTAATGACAATGCTTTACCTGTCCTCACTGTGGTTAAGGTACGAGTACCATTATTCAATGTAGGAGAGTCATAGAATGCATCATTATTAGCAAAGTTTTGAGATCCTACACCTACAGTAACCTTAAGATGACATAATGATGCATCAAAATCTTGGACATATCCAAAAGGACCAACAGTAACACCACTAGGTTGGATAGTTTGTGTAACATCAGCAATAGTGAATGTATCTGCTGCTGCTAATGTCTCACCTTTAACATCATATATGTAAACATCAGTATAAGTTGGGTCATCAACTATCTGTATAGACTGACCAACACCAGTTGTAGATCCAGCAGGTGTGCCATCTGCATAAAGGAATACCGATGCAGGTGTATCTGATGTAACCTCAATAGATGTATATGCTCCAGCAGTACCAGCAGTACCTACCTTACTGACTCCAGCAGTATATTCAGTACCTGATCCATTAGTACCTTCAGCATCATCTGCTGAGAATTTAAGTGGATGGTTGTTGTTACTAGCATCAACTAAGTCAAACTTATATGTCCTTCCTTCATTGAATGATATAGCACTCAAACCCTGTGGGACAAAATGATCAGTTGCTGCTACACCAGTTAATGAGAAAACATATCTGTTAGAAATAACTTGAGCAGTTGATGGGTCGAATCCCATAGTTGCAGTAGCATTAGATGCTGCTCCAGTAATTTGCTCTGATTCAGACCAATAGTTTAAGAGGTATGTACCATTATTAGTTAATAGAGTTACGTTAACACCATCGTTGTGATCAACGTCAGCAGTACCAACACGTCCTCTAACAACAGTTAAGTCATTACCATTAACTTCACTGATCTGTAGTAATTCATTATCAACCTGAATAATACCACCAGAGGTAAATCCAGTTGAGTTAGCAACAGTCAGTGTGGTATCACCAGCAACATATGTCGCACCCTCAGCAATAGTGGTAACAGTAGCAGAAGCAGACCAAGCATTTACTGCACTACCAGCAGGAATTGCAGCACCAGTAGTACCTAGTTGTGCTCTTGTTATTGTTAACGCATTGGTTGTGGTATTGATTCCAGCAACATTAATTGTTGCAACCTCACCACCAACAAATGTGGAAGGATCTGTACCAATACTGAGATACATTCCATCAGCAAGACCAGTTGTCCTTGAAATCTGGACGCTAGTCGCTGCTGCTCCTGTATCTGTATACTGTGCAAAAATACCACTGGTACCATTCATACCACGGAATAAAGCAGTGAAACCTGATGTTGCTCCAGTCAGTGTCTCACCATTCTGTAAAGTACCAGCAAGACTATCTTCTCCTAGAGCCGTTGCACCTACAGATTTAGTCTGGACGTAGTAGTTAACATCAGCTGTTGGTTTAAATACATCTAAAATAGTAGCAGTAGCACCATTAGTAGTTGTAAATGTCGTACCAGGTATAGCATCCGAATCTTGGAAACCTGGGTTAAGAGTTATTTTATACCCTGATATAGGATTACCCTTTGCAAACTTATATTCGGATGTATTTAATCCGTCTAAGTGCAATACTTGGTCATAATCCCTTAATGCTGCTCTATATGACAATGCCCCACCACTTTGGTTACACACATTTAAAACTGTGCTACCACTGAGAGTAATCGGACATTTATATAGAACCGTATTTGTTGTTGCCCCAGGCTTACTGGCGGCTAATCTTCCTGCTGTCATTTGTTAATTACCATCCAGACATGAAATGTGATTGTAGTCTTATTTGTCCACCTAAAACAGGTGCTGCGAGTGCTCCACCGAAACTAATTGCAACATCACTAATGTTGTTAGTAGATAGTAGAGTTGCATCTGCGTTGGGAAACTGTATAGAAACTGCCCCTTCAATGTTTGATGCGTCAACCGTAACAACCCCATTAAGGTTGTTAGGATTATTTATCTTCATCAATTCCATCGTTTTATTATACAGTGTCTGAGTTTTCTTCTCAGAAACTAGCATATTAGGATCAGTACCATTATTCAATGGTGCTGTTGGTTCATTGTCAGGAAAAGCAAAGGTATAGGACTGGTTGTCCTCTATATTAGATAGATCGAATTGGATCTTTCTACCTTCTCCATCACTAGGATCAGTATCGCAGAATACTGCCCCTTTGAAAACTTTGTTAGAAATTGTTTGTGCTGATTCTTCACCTACAACCTTAATGTTGAGGTCTGGCCATACAACATTACGATCCTGAGTTAATCCTGATTGATCAAATATTACATATCTCGTAGGGTTATTCTCATCGTTAGATGGAGTATTAGAGAATGTAGGATTAACCATATTCTTATTGAAGACATTCTGTTCTGTAATGTCATCAAGAAGAGTTGATTGTGTATTAGACGCACCGAAGTCAGGTAACTTATATGTATGAGCACCTGGAGATTCCCATGCATCAACCTCAAACTTTGCTATCTTATCAGAAGCAGAGGATCCAATGATCTGTAACTCTGCGTCCTTAACAAGTATAGTCTTGTTAGTTAAAGTCTGGAAAGTATCATTAGCAACTATAGTAGTACTAGTATTGACACCTACATTGGGTAGGTCAAACCTTCTGGTACCAGACTGTGTAGAAATAGTATCTACGTTAAAGTGTGCTCTCTTAGCAGGGTTTTGGTCACCTGCAAGATAAAATTGCGTGTCAGTTTGTACTAAATCACCATTAACGGTCATATAACCGCTACCTTGTGGTGTTATCTCCACACTAGAAGTTGCAGATGCACTATCGATTGCTCTAATTATTAGAGTTGACGATCCATCTGTATTTGCTCTCCTAGTATTGTATAGAGCAGCACTACCAAAGGCAAGACCAATTTCGTCTACTGCACTTTGGTAAATTCCAGTATCTCTGTCCAAATCAAAAGCCAATCCTGGAGCTGTCGCTGATCCTGCACTAAGACCCCGAAAGAGTTGATTAACCTTTGCCTTTCTATTTGGTATTAGTGGATCAGAAATAACTATAGGCAGTACGGCTTCACCAGTTACCAGAGCATCTGAGATTGTTTCTAACTGGGATATACGTTTAGTTGCCACGAAATTTCAACACAATTTCTTACAGTTTTATTTATACGACTAACGGGCTACCCTTTTCACTAGGTATATGTTAGTAGGCAATAATATTTGTTAAGCAAATAATGGTATTTGTTGATACCAGGATATAAATAGTGGTAGAATTAGGAAAGACAAGATGAAGTGAAAACTATTTTTGTTATTATCCCCAATTCGAGTATCATATGCATAACCTTAGACCGCAAAATCAATTAGCTGAGTGGAAGCACTCTTCAGACCGTTGCTTAAACACACCACAAGATGAATTAATCGATGATTACTTCTCTTGTCTTATTGAAAGTGACAGCTATGAGCAAGAAAGACTCTGTAGACATTTGCTCTGCTAACTCTGGAGTGTTTCAAACTTTTTCAATCTGCAACAGCGGCTATCGTTATGTGTAGATACTTAACCCCCGAAAGGGGGTTTTTCATTGTTCAATAAAATCTCTGGATTGGGTCATTTACTTGGATTTCAATAGTATCAAATAATCTATTAAGTGTATTTGCAAACTGTCTATATCCAGATCCAACGTACAACTGTCCAAGGAATACAGATACAGTTGCTGCACCCCAGAAGATATAGTAAAATCTACTCTTTACTTGTGCTCTTCTCTTCTCGCTCTTTAGTGTCATTTTGTTTCATACTTTGGACTATTCTATCATAGTCTGACGCACTGTCAAGCAGTGCCTTCTTCAAATCTTCATAATCCCATTCGATTTCATCCATCGGAAAAACTTAGAATTGCTCTTGGTGTACAACTGATAGGTTCATGATATACACCAGCAGGTATGTAAATACCACATCCTGGCCATATGGTGTATTGTTTACCGTCGTCAAATCTATACTTAGTGGCACCTATCGCACCAACTATGAATACATCTTGACGATCACAATGTCTACCTAGTGTCTTCGACTGTGGTGTGAATGACACATAGGTATCTAGTAAACCAAATCCAAACTCATGATATACCTTCTCAGCAACAGGCACAAAAGAAGAGGGTAACGTATCACCCTCTAATATAACTGTAGGAAGTATTTCATCTGGAGTCTTTTCATTAGAATAACCCCAGTGACCATCCATTACATCACCATTTATCTTTTCGATAATCTGATCCCAATGTATATCTACTTGGGTCCAACATGGTAGATGCGTTACACTCATTGTTTCGTTGTATTACTACGTGTACGATTAATGATGCTAATAAACTTATCACCTGCAAATGTACCACCAAGACAGACATCTATCTCATCACCATCTTTCCAGTTGGTTTCACCATTCATTTTGGTGTGTTGCATTGCTATTGCAATCTTATCAATAACTTCTTGGGTTAATCTCATAACTAAAAAGAATCAAGATCTTTACCATGCTTTCCAGTTGCAAATACTGGTGGATTGAATACTGCTTTCTTAGTTGATTGATAGTCAGCATCAAAAATTTCTAAACCTTTGTCTGTAAGGACATGCTTATACATTCCTTCAAAGATTTTAGGTGGCATGGTAACTATATGTGCACCATTCCAGAATGCTCTAGTTACTTTATATACATCACGAATAGATGCAGCAAGTATCTGTGTCTTCTTGACTTGTTGCACTCTAAACACTTCACTTATTGATCGGATAACCTCCAACCCAGCAACGCTATTGTCATCCAACCTCCCAATAAAAGGAGAGACGTACGTAGCACCTGCCTTTGCAGATAAGATAGCCTGAGCAGCATTGAATATAAGCGTAACATTTACTCTAACTCCATCATCAGATAATTTTTTACATACATTTAAACCTTCTGGTGTGCATGGTACCTTAACAGTACAAACATCGCCAAATTCAGCAGCAAGTCTTCTTGCTTCAAACTCCATGTCTTCTACGACTTCCATACTAATGTCAGGGACACCTGCCATTACAAGTTCACGATAGACATCTAATGGATCTCGACCACTCTTCTTAATAAGAGATGGATTTGTTGTGATACCATCGATCAACCCAGTCTCAAAATGTTTGAGAATAGTTGGTACATCAGCAGTATCTAAAAAGATTTTCATTCAGGAACTTCCTCGTAGTTTTCAATAAATTCAGTAATAGGAAATAGTAAAGGATGGCACTCCTCTGCTATCAGATAGTCAGACCAGGTCATCATGTCTTCCATAGTATAACCTGTGGTATCTTCTGCTTCTTCCACAACCTCATCTAATTCTGCCATTGGTTGAGGTAATTCCTCAAACGTGAAAGGGATACCTTGAATATACCACATATCCACAATTTTGTCATCCAAATAACAGTAATTGCGAGTGATACGTCCTTTCATGTCAGAATCCTTGTGTCATCTCCCTCAATGCTCCGTCCACAAATGCTCGTGTACCAACTGGATCTGGGACAAATTCATCAGGGTTTGGAATATTTAGGTCTGGTTCTTGTGGGTCTTGAGCAACCGATGCTACTGGTGAGATAATGCAGACAATACCCTTGTCAGTAGTGACCTTAAGGGTATGTCCTTTCTCTACTAGGTTCAATGAAAAAGGGAGATTGTCTTGCAATTCTCCCTGAGTTAACTCTATGATATTCATGTGTAAGTAATCATTTCCTCTGGGACAGTTTCACGAAAGTGTTTGAGTGTTTCAGTAAACCCATCGACTCCATCCTCACTGAACTCCCAAGTCACTATCTCATCATATCCTTCATTATCCATGATTTTTACTTCTCTTTTTGCAACGTCCACCCAGATGTGCTCTAGGTAGGTCTCGTTGTCACCTGTAATGTGTGCCATTTCGATGGGTTTAACTGTAGATACAGTATATATCAGGGATGACCCCCTGTCAAGCCCCTTAACACTCGGTCACGATAGCGTTGACACTACCATGTAATTCCTTGGGTGTGGTCTTGTTAAGGAAGTCAACCCAGAATATCTCATTGACTGAGCACCATACACTATCCTCAGTCTTCCTACCATCTGGTAGTCTAATGTCATTCTCTTGGCAGTATGAGTTGGTGAATCTAATCAAACGTCCTAAAGGAATGATGATATTCTCTCCTCTAAGTGCATTGGATCCTTTCAACCATGCAGCAGTCTTGATCTTCCTACCTTTAAAGATATAGCAGAATACATCATCAACAAACTGATCTGGTGTGATGTTGTTGATGTTAGCAGTCTTTTCAATCTTCTCTTGGAGAAGTGTTAGAAATTGTGTGACTGCCTTAATAGACTTACCATTGATGATTGTATCTGAGTCAGGTAGATACCTATTAAGAAGTTTCAATGCCTGTGAGCAATTAGCTTCATTGATCTGGATAGCAGATCTAACTGCCCAAGGTGTCTCACATATCCTAGGGTATTTAAGGTTAGGGAAGAGATGCATCTTACCCTTAATACCGATACCTCGTGATAGTATCCATTCTGTATACTTCACCTCTTCCTTATCACCAGCAATGAATCCACTGAGACCAGATTGATGTGCCTTCTGTCTTGTCACTTTTTGTGCATCCACATGATGATCATGTGCTTCTGCTTTAATCTGCTCCTCTTCAGAGTATTCACCACATACTTTAACACTAGCAGGTATAGAAGCACCTTCACCTAGTGCTAACCATGCTGCTATCACACGGTGCTGTCCTTTAGTAACAATGAATTGACCAGTCTCACGTACATAATTAACCTCTATTGTACCGCAGGCACTGTATGAGAAGCCCTTGCTATAATAGAGGTTGTTTTCTATTGATTTGAAATTAATCTCAACAGTTCTATTGTACGAAGCATCACCTACACATGCATGTACGGGAATGTACGCAGGTGTAGGTGAATCTACTTCAAAATCTTGTACTACTGTCTCCCAGAAAGGATATTTAATTGGTTTCTCTGGGTTACCTGTTAACTTATTCTTTGCAACTCCCAGATCTCTATACTTCTGGATAGTTTCTTCATCAAATTGTGCCTTTGCTAAGTCAACAAGGCTGATTAGGTTCCTTTTGTATTCAGGTTGAATATCTGGGTTCGCTAAGGAACTAAGCGTTTCGTCTAACGACATGGTTTTTCTCCTAATTTGGGTTTATGGAAATTAAGTGTTAGCGACGCACCTGGTTTAGGAGATGCTTCCAACACTCACATTATTATATAGGCCGAAAGTGATTTTGTCAATTCAACAAGACAGGAAGTCCAAACACTTGGCAAGGACCAGCACTACAACCCACTGCTAGGTAACCAGAGTTGACCACATATGCTCCCATACCAGTGTTACATTGGTTAATAATAGCACCTTGTGGTACAAACTCAGCAATAACTCCAGTAGGTGCTGAGATAAAGGTAGCATGGAATGAATTCTGTGAACCAGCAAGTATATCTGCCATACTGCTAGGTTTAGTCTGACCTACTGAGATTCTAATCTGTGTAGGTGGTGCTACTGCTGGGAATGGTAGGTCTGTAGTAATATCAATGATACAACCCTTAACGATACTAAACTGACCTGTTAAGGATGTAGCAGTCATATTAAACAGTGCTATAAACTCAAATCTACCTGAGTTTAAGAATGATGTTATCCAGTTGGCCTGTTGAATGATCTCACCATCAGCGATTTCTTCAATAGTATTACCCTCTATCTTGACGTTTTGAGAGTTAATCATCACCGATTCAATACCAGCGATACTTGCTTTAGCTGATTGATGTTTCCATTCACCACCTACTGATATATCTCTATCACCTTCAAATCTTTCAGAAGATTTCTGCTCAGTACTATCCTTCAAGTTACCTGCTAACTGAGGACCATATTGTGTACGACCCCAGTGATCAGCACCAGGTGCGAAAGGAATCTTATCTACAGGATAGAAACCACCAAGATTATTCTCTGCTAACTTCTTATTCCTTGTATCTGTATCACTATAAAAAGCAGTAGCAGTATCTGCCTGTATTGCTGCTTGGTTAGATGTTACCTCAGCAGATAATCTATCTTGAGTAACATTAGTATCTACTGACTCCATAGCATTACCAGTACCAGCAGTATCAGGTTGTCTAGAATCTCCTTCTGACTCTGCCTGTGGACCTTGAGAGTAGTGACCATTCCATGACCCTGCTACCTCTTGGTGCATGTTACCCATGACCTTAACATAGAAGTCACCCTCTACTGTTAGACAGTAATTACCTTTAATATTCTCACACTTGTCCTTAGCAATGATCTTAGTCTCATTGTTTGGTATATTATAGTGTATGTTACCAAAAGCATCTTCAAAACTACTAACACCACCAGGACCAGAAATAACTCTCTTCTCTTTATCCTTTGTAGCATCATTTATAATTCTAGCACCATTCAAATGAGTGCTAACCTGCATTAAGTATGGATTACAATCTTGGAACATCTTATCGATGTAACTACCCATACCAGCAGACTGACTTGCCATATTAACAGTAGATGTACCCTCACTATAAAGGTCATCAACATTCTCATATGGTGTGCCTTTAATAGCATCATCTATGTTGTCACATTCCGTGGATCCTATCAGTGGGAACCACGACTTCGACTTCGGACGTTTTATCTTCCTGTTACAACTCTTCTTAAATAGTGCTCCTAGAATAGCAAGAAGGATCTGGATTAAACTACCCCAGTCTAGTGAAGTGAAATCAAATTCAAATATAGATTGTACTGTCTCTCCTAACTTTGCTGCTCCTGCTACCATACCTTTAGCAGTATTAACAGCACTTATAACATCACCTGCTACGTCTCTTACACGATTCATTGCAGAGGTGATACCCTCAAGGATACGGTTGCTTAGACCTTTAACAGCAGAGTCAATCTTACCAGCGATCTTACTACTGGCTATCTTATCTACCGCCAGGCTCGCCATTTGGTTAGCGAAGTTCGCCGTATCACTCAGTGCTCCCTTCACCAGTCCTAACCACATTGGTTTCTTAGCACAGAATAATGCAAAGATCTGATCTAAGAATGTCATCAACATGTTGACGACTGCTATTGGTACAAACTGAGATACAATCTTAACAAGCATCGCTACAACCTCAGCGATTAACTTCGCTAACATCTCCTTCAGAGGTGCAAGAATACCAGCAATACCACCAGACAGGAAGTTCATTGTCTTACCAAGGTGCTCTCTCACCTTGTCTCCTGCCATCTTATTACCAGTGATAACAGAAACAAATCCACCAGGACCTGAGGACATTGCAGATGCCATCTCACCCAATTCAGTGAGCATCCTAGTCATATCCTTAGCGAATCCAGCACCAGCAGGACCAGCAACACCATCAGCAATAGACTGAGAATTAATAGGTGGTTTGATTGGATTAGTTACTGTATTACCATTAACAACCTGCTCTGCTGTATTAATACCACCACCTCTTGCCTCCTCAATAGCACCATCAGGTGTTGCTGGAGTGACACTCTGTACCTTAGGGAATGGGTTTCCATCCTCAGCATGAGCACCACCAAGACCTTGTTTGTGTGGTGTATTAGTTTCTAATTCAATAGCAACTTTAGGATCAGCAATAGTTGTCTTAGCGTCTGCCTTCTTCTGTTGGAATCCTCTGAATGCTCCTAGTACACAAGGTAACTGTGCTTCTTCCCCATCAAGGAAGAAACCTAATACCCATGCTCCTGGTTGTAATTCTGTTGTGGTACCACTCGACTTAGTTTGTGGTTGGTCACAAGGTAATAATACTGTTGCCCAGGGGAGTATCTCCATTGGGACTTCTTTTAAATATGCCTGTCCATCATTGTTACCAGTATACCAACCAAGTATACGTACCTTAACACGACCAATCTGAGAGGGGTCACGAACATCCTCAATCTCCCCTACCCACCAGGTATACCCATCTCTTCCAAGATAATCAGTACGTGTTGCCATTTATATAATTGTTTCTTTTATTTATCAAGTCTTTTAAAGAGAAATTCTCCTTCCGATTCTTCTTTACCCCATCGGAATTTTCCTGTCTCTAAATCATATCCAGTATCAATAGCACGATACTCTTTACCATTAAATCTTATCTTGGAGACCATCCTCGTGTTACCTTGGATGCATTCTCCATCAGGATTTCCATTCCACCAAACTCCATCCCAGTGCCAAATGAAAGGACAGGAAGGAGTATTAGTGAGCAGATTAGTAGTTTTAGCATAGATGATGTTTTCATCCATCTGCTCGTAATCATACTGTATATAGTTATATGGATTCTCTTCCCCTTTATACTTGTACCACGATTTAGTGGTAATCATGTGATCGCACTTCTGACATTTTTCTATGCGAATGTCAATCTGAGGCCACGTACTTGGATTAGAAAATGCTTGATCTCTATTCCTGTAGTGACCTACTACATCATCAAATTTCATTTAATCGTCGTATACTAGACACTCAGGTTCATCTGGGTGCATTTCGCAAAATAATTCGATTGCATTTGGATCATGGTGATCACCTGCTGCTATCTCTGCTGCATGGTGCTCTGCGTACACCTCTAGTTCGTGCAACTCCTCTTTGAAGTGACGACGTGCAGCAGGATTCGTTTGAGGATCATCAAGAAGATCTCTATCTCTTTGAATATGCTGTTCTATGGTTTGCATTTGACTTTCCATAAGCTGTATAGTTATTTATCTACTTTCTTACACTTTTTCAGACTGTCTGGGTTGGGAATCCCTAACAAGGTATAGCTTTGTGGTGAATCCATCCTTCCTGTATACATGGGTCAGTCCTGCAATACAATACATTCCACTGAATCTAGTATCAGTCATTACAGTTTCACCTTCATTCCTTGCAGCAGGTATAATGATCTTAATCAAACCACCTGCTGTAAGAGAAGTATTACCTGGTATCGTTATATCCAACTTAATAGACTTGAATAGATTATACCTCGCTGATGCATATTGTGCAACTGCCATTGTGTCGATATTCGGATTTGTACCATTGTTAGTATTAGTAGTAGAAGTTTGATTCTTCAGTGCTGGCAATGGTCTGATCTTCATACGAGTAGGTTGTGCCTTATCAAGATCAAAGAATTCTGGTATCTCATATGGTCTTGCCTTTTCTATTGTATCTGCCTTTCCAAATACATCATTGAATGTCAATATCCTAGGTGGTTGTATCACACCACCTGGTGTTGAAGATAATCCTGTACCAGATACCACACCACCTTCTGATGTAACTTCATCTACATTCTCATCTTTATTACCAGAGTCAGGTGCATAACTATCTGCTGCTGCGGATATCTGCACACCTATAGCAGCAGTTTTATAGGTACCCATTCTCATATTAGTGAGATGATTTGCTTTATCAGGATATGTAATACTCTCAATAGCAAACCTAGCATCTACTCCATCCAAAGATTTAATAGTATACTCATACTGATAGATGTTATCTGTTACAGCTTGTCCTTGAGCAATACTATCGATAGATCTAAAGTTAAACCCATTCCTATTCTCCCAGAATAAAAATCCACCTTGCTTATTACCACCCTTACTCTTAGTGAGTCTAGTTACCTTATCAGATATGAATGCTATAGCATCACTAGGTTTCCAACTACATGCCACAAAGGTATACTTTGAATGATTCTCAAAATTAGCTGCCTTTAACTTATTCTTCTTACCCTTTCTCTTAAGATACTTTTCACATATCATTCTGGGTATACAATCAGCATCCAATGCTCCTTGACCAGGACCAAATGCTTTAAAAACTTTATTACTTTCATCATTGTACATCTCAGGTGATACACAATGTAAAATATATAATTGTCCTCTCTCACTCTTAGATATAGAACCTATCTTATAAATTAAGAGGTCAACTTCCAATGGTATTTTATCAACTGATGTAGCAGTAGTAGCTTTAATAGTAACTGTCTCACCACCCTGTAGTAATCTATTAAAATCTAATGTATCTAATATACTAAACTCACATCTAAGAAATGATGACTCAATGGATTCATGATATGCAAAATCTATTACTAACTCTCTTATATCATACTTCTTACCATTGATCATCTCGATCTCTAACTTATCAAGAACATACTCACGTGGCTTGTCAGCAGCATACATCTCACCTCTGTTCTGACTCTGACCATATTGTATTTTTCTCCAACTATCATCGATAGCAGATATTAACTCAGCAAATGGCATTTACATAAACTCCACAGGATCAGTTAAAAACTCAGCAATCAAACCATACTTAGGTTTAATATACTTATCAGCATCTAATTCCTTCTCACCAGGAATAAGAATTGGCATATCATCACCTTCCTCTCCAACAACTACTGCTGGGTTTGAATCATTAATCTGAGTTACAGATGGTTGTGATAACTTCTCTGCCTTATTAGATGTCATCTGTTGCTTGACATTCTCAATGATTTCACCTGCCTTCTGCAACTGACCAGATGCTTGATAGATTGAATGTCCTTTTTTATCAAAATCCCAGAAACCACCAGTCATTTGATCAGCAGCACCTGCTAACCATCTCTTCCATCCTTTTAATTCTCCACCACCAGCAAATCCCCTAGGTAATGAGTATCCACCTCTGGCAGCTTCACCCAATCTCCTATTGGTGAGACCTCTGTCAGTTCTAGTTGCAGGAGTATCAAATGGTACCACAAATGCTTTACCACCTGCTTTCCTACCTACCCACTCAGTGCCATGCCCAATAAACGATGGTTTCCTACCATCTAATGATACTTTATATCCTGACTGTGGACCTTTAATCCAACCACCTCTTGACTTCTCTTCTGTTGGTTGCTGTCCAGCAGATTGCTCTTCGTACATCTGCTGTACGTTTGGTGGATACCTCTTGAAATTACTCTCATCCATCTGACGAGCCATTCCAATGATCGCCAACTGTTCCTTGGTGAGTTTTTCACCTACAGGCATACCAGCAATCAATAGAGTCTTCGTCTCATTACCACCACTAGGAGTTTCAACTGCGTCTTCTGGTACTTCTACAGTCTTCTCTTCACCTTTACCTTCACCACCTGTGAATAATTTTAATACCGCAGTTAATGCTTTAATACCTAAGAATAAGGGAGCAAATACAATCTGAATACCAGTACTGATTATCTTAGTAATCATAGGTAGATGAGGTTCTACCACTTTCAGTATCTTACTCATGAATGCACCAAGAGCACTAAAGAATTGCTCTAATGGTTCTTTAATATCCTTTAATACATCATTGAATACCTTACTAACCATACCAAACCATTCTTTAAATGGTTCAACAATAGGTTCAATCAATCCTCCTATTGCCTTACCGACAGCACCACCTGCCATGCTACCGACCATACCACCGACAGCACCCATACCTGGAATACCAGTAGCAGCACCTAGTTTGGCACCAAGCATCTGACCACCAGCAGCACCAACACCTGCACCTGCTGCCTCAGCACCTGATCCACCTCCAGCTAATACTGCTGTAGCTGCTGTAGCACCAGCACCCAGACCCATAGCAATTTTACCTGTCTTGCTCTGGAAGAAATTACCTCCCTTCCCTAACTTCTTCAGTTTAAATTGTTTAAATTTATCTGCCTTACTATTCAATCCAAACAGTCGTTTAATAGACTGTATTATTCCACCAACTACCTTACCAATAATTTTAATAGCACCAACAGGATTCTTTAATATCGCAAACCCTGCAAATAATGGTACAGCACCAATTAGAAACTTGAATATACCAAAGACTCCTTTGAGACTTATAGGATTCTCAAGAAAATCTACCAGACCACTTAACGATATTCCTGCCAGAAATCCAACAGTCTTAAATATAAACTTACCTATAGCACCTAATGTCTTAACAAGTTTCTCTACTGCCTCTGGATTCTTTCGTACCCAATCCAATATAGCAATACTAATTAAACTGCCTACCAGTTTACCTAACCATTTCAAGAAACCTTCACTCTGTTTAGCAACTGCTGCTACAACAGGATTCTTAACTACCTTCTTCTTTTTAGGATCTTTAGTGCTCTTCTCTCTTGCTAGTAATGCTCTCCTATCTTTCTCTTCCTTCTCTTTCTTACGATCTCTCTTTTCCTGTAACTTCTTATTCTTTGCCTTTAACTTCTCTACCCTATTAGCATCCTTTATCTGTGTTGTAATACTGTCTTGCCACGTGGTAAGTAGACCCTGAGTATTCAAGGCAATACTATTAAGAGTAGCACCAAGTGAGTTTAGACCAGCAATTACAGAACTGAATCCTGTACCAATACTCTTCTCATGCTCACGCAATCTCTTCGCAGCAGTTAGAGGAGTATAACTCTTGGCACCAGTAGTACCCTTATAAGAGATCATCTTATAAAGTGCTGGTTTCTTTATGTCTGCCTTTACTGCCATCTATTAACAGGTAAACATTGGTGATGGAGAAGCGACTACAGGTATAATGTGTCCACTACTCTTAGTATTTATTACAGGAGTTGTAACTTGTTTAGTAATAACAATGGGTGCTTGCATCATCATCTCTGCATCATTATCTCTCTGATTCTTATATTTGAATTGATCATGCATTGCATCTCTCTTCTCAGTCATTTCAAATATCTGACTATCACTTAATGTGCCTGATCTAAATTCACCACCCTCTGAGAAAGACTCATCGTACCAACTCCATCCCTTACCCTTACCAAACTTCGCTTCCATCTTCTTGACATCAAGAGCAATAGCAGCATCCATCTTCTTATAAGTTGCCTTCTGAGCATCACTTTCCATAAGGATAGGAAATAATACCTCTGGTGGTAAACCTGTCTTCCTGTTTATAATATCTGCTATCTTAAATGCCTTTAATAGAGGATGAGATAATAATTGTTCCTTATGATCTATTAAATCTTGTACCTCAATAGATCCACCCAACTCAGTAAAGTCTTTAGATTGTTCTATTAATTGATCACCTTTTACTACTGTCTTACTGGTAAACTTCTGGTAATTATAGACATATTGATCTGGGGTTATCTGCCCCATTCTATATCCCATAGTATACTTACCACCTTCAGCATAACCAGATAAGAATGCTGCCTGTAAAGCACCACCCTTAGACATCTCCTCTAATTGTACATCCTTACCAGGATCCTTACCCCTTATAATTTTCCATGCGAATCCTATGGGATTAACCATAAACGCAAATATATTTTTAGCAGCACTAATAATAAAACTTATACTCTTACCAATAAGTTTAATTGCACCACCTAATAACCATGTCAGAGGTTTCATTATCCATCCAAGGATATCAAACATGACCTTACCTACTTGTCCTAGGAACTTGAAGAATGTACCAAGGAACTCTGTAATACCAGTCTCATCAGCAACACCTTTGATGATTGTCCACCACATCTGGAATGCTTTCTGAATAGGTTCAAATAGTGGTTTAATCATTGGTAAGAATGTCTTACCTACCCACTCACCTAAGAAACTACCAATAGCATTACCTACTATAGGTGCAAATGGACCTAGGAATGGACCTAATAATGCAGTACCAGCAGCAGCACCTAACATACCACCTGCTGCTTGACCAAGACCTGCACCGACTGCTTCAGTCTTATCCTCACCCATTGCAATACCCGATGCCATACGAGTAAGACCACCTGCTATGGCAAGTCCTCCCTGTGCACCAGGTTTCATCAACTTACCACCAACATTCTTACCCTGTTGTAGTCTAGTAGGATTATTATTTCTACTATTAAACTTAGCACCAAGTTGCTTTGCTTGTTGATCTCTACCCTGTTTTCTTAACTTCTTCTGCTGTCTCTCTACTGACTTCTTCTGTGCTTTATATTCCTTCTCTGTATAGATTGCACCTGTTTCTCTATCCTTATAACCAAACTTACGCCACTGCTCATTCTTTTTAAACTCTACTTCCTTCTCTGCATTACTATTGAAGAGAGTAGTTAATTTCTTTGCATCAGATACTGCCTTAAGAGGATTTAAAAGATATTGAAGAGTTTTAAAACCTGCAAATAACTGTAAAGCACCAAATACAAATTTGAATCCTTTCTTAATAGGACTAGTACTTCCTCCATCAAAGACACCAAATACCTTGGTGAGTCCTGCCATTATAAGACCCACACCAAACTTACCTATTTTCCAGGCAAATTTAGCAATAGCACCTATAAGTTTGAATACCTTCTCTGCTTTCTTAGCATTCTCTGGATCGGACATCCATTTAAGGACACCCATAGTAACAACCCATTTAAAAATAGGTGTTAAGAAACCACCTAGTAGTTCAAGACCACTCTTAACAGTCTCCTTTGTCTTCTGACCAAAGTTACCACCTTCTTCTTCTATCTTATCTAATTCTTCATCCTCAGTACTTTCCTCTCTCTTCTGGAGACGGAACATATCTCGGAATCCCTTAAACCACCGTTTAAATCCTTGAAACGATTCCTTCTCATCATCCTTCTCATCATCCTCTTCCTTCTCTGCCTTATCTCTTAACCAATCTTTCTCAAATTGAATTAGTTTATGAGTCTCTACTAGATTATTACCAATATTTTCAGTTACAGAACCTGTACGATTGATACCCTTACGGACCTCATTGAAATTTGCTCCAAAGGCACCATCGTCTTTTATAGGTTTAATTTTAACGTAACTTCTAATCATTAGAGTGATACTCTACCTGCTTGTTCGTCTGCCTTCTGTCTCCTCTCTTCCTCTTGAATATGAGCAATAAGAAGGTTCACATACACATCACGTTCCCACGGTATCATGTTCTCCAATTCAGTAAGACTATATTTGTGATGTTGCATTAATGCGAAGTTTGTCTTGTAGTAATTCTCAAGACTGTCATGCATTAACGCTACTCGAAAAAAGCCGCTAGACCCTCCAGTTCCAAATCACTCTTAACTTTAGTCTCAGGATTAAAAACTTCTAGTGTATAAGATAGTTTAGGCATTGTCTCAAAGAAATGCTGAATCTTAGCAAATTGCTCTGCATTCAAATCTTCAAGGAATTCAAGTGCTTCTTTCTTACTAAAAGTATCATAAACCTCATCTGAGGTATATACCTGATCAATACATCCAGCAGCTAACTCAAAGATATCATCAATATTAGGATTCTCAGATAGGTTTTGCTGAATGAATACATCCAATGATGGATACTTCATCTTAATACCCACTTCCTGATCTAACTGTATTTTAGAGTCATGATCATCTGGGACTTTACAACCTACATCTGCAAGAGGTATGGTAACAGTAACTTGTGTTTTCTCATCATCTGGACATGTGACTTTAAATTCACTTGTCTCACCGACTGCAACAGATCTAATCTTAAGGAAAATATATTCAATCTCGAAAGTAGCGAGATCCTCAACCTTAGTCTTTAAGTTTGTACAGTTTTTAATAATAGTCTTCACTGCTTTGACCATTTGCTTGTTGTCTTGCGACTCCATAGCAAGATAGAGTAGTTTCTCTTCCTTAACTAAGAATGGTCTATATGATATTTTTGTGCCTGTGACAGGCAAGGTCGCTTCATACTCAGGTATGGCTAACTTAGGTAATGGCATAACGATTGCATTATTATAGTTCTATTTAGACACCAAACTGGGCTGCATCTCTCTGTTGTTGAGATAGTCCTAGGTTATCTAGGGTACCAGTAACAGAGTTAATAAACCTGTCTGGAGTATTATTTCCTAGTGCATCAGCACCGACTGTATCATATCTATATCTCTCGAAAGCAAATTTGACGTTATATTTAACTAACTGTGTAGGACCATTATTAAATGATAACTGTGACATATCTATAGGCCACGCAGCAAAGAATTGCCAAACACTAGTCACACTATTAAGTCTCTGTGTATATGGAGTACCACTATCAGTTATACCAGCCCACTTAACAGGTGATCCTAACTCCCATTTTGTTACTAATAGGTTAGTTACATACTCATCATAAAATGTAGCTCTATTCTCTTGATCTGGTGCAGCATAATTCATCCATTTCTCAAAAAATAGACGATGCTGTGCATCCTTAGTCATCACAAATGATATTCCCACATCCTGATGTGTCTGACCATTTGCTAACTTAAACTTATTACCAACAACTTGTGGATGCTCTATAGCATCTGCTCTTTTACCTGGTACGGTAACTGCATCTGCTAGGTAATTATTAGATATTTGTAAAGTCCTTTGATCCTTCCTAGTCATTGCATCATTAGCAAGCATACAGGTTGGTAGGAATACCTTAATACCAAACAGGTTGGATCTAGCTGGTTCCTTCTTACCAGAAACTACCAGATCCTTAAAAATATCAAAACTATTGGCACTCATTTGAGTCTACTCCATATAATGCTACTTGGTACTTCCATGGTACGACCTAGACCTTTTGGTCTAATGACGAATTGCTCGACTGGAAGTGGTGTCATGTCTTTCAATTCCTCGGAAGGTACATTATATGCTGAAGTGACACTATTCATAAAGTATTTATGATGGCAACGCATGGGATATGAAATACTACCAGCAGCCCAGGTATTTGCCATACTCTGTCTACTATTAGGTCTCAAATAGTGCATATTACCACCAGAGAATTGAAGTTTCTGGTAATCCACATCTGTGATTAGTACCATAGGGAAGGTATCCCAGAATTTCAGATCTGGTGTCTGAGCTGAATAATTGAAAAATATAATATCTCCCACAGTAAAAGCACCTTCATATGCCTCCAGTCCATATTGAAGTTGCTCTCTATACCATTGTTTAGACTGTGCCTTACCCTCAGCAAGATCTTTAACGTCTGTAAAAATGCTCATACATTTAAGTGTTTTTCGGTCAGTATGATAAATGTCATGCCTTTATGTGCACAAAACTGTCTTGCAGCTCTCCATTTAGCACTATTTACATTCCAAGTCTTAACTTCTGTTATAAAAGTCCTGGCTTTCTGCGATTTACGTTTCGGGGGTTTAGTCTGTGCATCTGGTTTAATTTCGATGATCGATTTGGCGATTCTTCCATCCTTTGTTCGTGCCCTAACGTAAAAATCAGGATAATAACGGTGAGTCCTGTTGTCCAAAGGGCTCCTATAAGGAATAATAATCTCTTCACTTCCCCACTCTAATACGTTTACATTACGGTCACACCAATGCATAAACTTCTTTTCCCACAAACTCCTATAAATAATATTAGTGTGATCACCTTTGTACTTATGTTTGTTTGATGGTCGGAATTTTCCTGAGTAACTCATGTCATACGTTTTTTCAAGTAAAGCCCCTTTAGTCTTCCCACAGGCGAAACCTTATGGTGTGAACTCTTCTACCAGTAGAGAGACTATCAGAGATGAATCTGCTTTTCCTACTGAAGTAATCGATTATCTAAAATTTGATATATTCGACCACAGAGAGAATACATTAAAGGATACAATATATCTATATTTACCCAAGACACTAAAAGAAGAATATGCACAGGATTGGGGTGCAGTTAAACTAGGTGCTGCTGGAGATGCAATTAAGGATGCTGCTAGAAAGGTAATTGATGCTAAGGGAGATCTAGGTCAAGCAAGTTTCTCTGATGAATTAAAGCAATTCGCTGATAGTGGAGTTAACCAGTTAGGATTTAAAGCAGGTGCTGATGCTATTAACAGTGCATTAGGTGTAGTTGGTCAAAATGCAGGTTTAGATAGAGACTCACTAGCATCTTTAACAACAGGTAAGATATTCAACCCATACGCAGAATCAGTATTTAAAGGTCAACAGTCCTTCAGAAAGCATAGTTGGACATGGACAATGATTCCAAAGAATGCTAAGGAAGTTAGAACCATATATCAAATTATTAAAACATTCCGTCAATCAGTATTACCAGGCAAATCTGATAAAAACTGGTTAAATATCCCAGAATACTTCCGTGCTCAAATCGTACGATATGTAGATAGAGGTGGTGGTAACGAGGAAATCGGAAATCCCAAGAATGGTGGATTTGGTGGAATATTAAGCTCAATAATGCAATTCCCAACCAAATTGGTATGTGATAACTTCTCAATTAATATGCCTGACTACAGATCAGTAAGATCTACAATGGCAAATAGTAAAGAAGCAGATTTCGGTGCTTTAAGGTATGATTTATCCTTAAGTTTCCAAGAAACAGAATTCCTTACTAAGGAAACATTTGAACCACCTGGTTTCAACCTAGATTCAAACACTAACTGGTCTGAACCAATGGATGATGATGAATTATATGCTTGGGCTGGCAACACTACAGGACTTTGGTAAATGAGTTATTTCAATAATCTACCCGATGTCTATGTAAGGACATCCAGTTATAGACAAGATAATGTCGATCCATACACTCTTGCTAAAAACCTCTTTAGGAGAATAAAAATCCGTGAAGAGTTAGATGATGTTATTTTAGGTTTTACTCAATATACGATTAAAAACAATCAGAGACCTGATCAAGTTGCAGGTGAAGTATATGGTGATATGGGTAAAGATTGGGTTGTACTACTATGCAACAATATAATCAATCTATATGAAGAATGGCCCATGTCAGAAGATGAGATGGAAAGGTATATTGACAGTGAATATGAGGAAGACGCAGATTCAGTCCATCATTGGGTTACTCAAGAAATCAAAGATATGAAAGGTCGTGTATTAGTGAAAGGTGGTCGTATAGTACCAGAAGATTGGTCATATACCAGACCTGACGGAACTGTAATTGCCAAAGAAGACACTGTTAGACCAATATCCGTCTATGACTATGAATTAGAGAAAAATGACCAAAAACGCAATATTTACCTTTTGCGTAAACAGTACTTAAGTGGGTTTGTTGAAGAATTTAGCAATTTGGTACAATATCTTCCAAATCTCGAAGTTAACGATGAAGACCAAATTAAGAAATCCTTCAATACTACTCAAGAGCAGTTTCAGAGCGTTAAACCGACTTATAGCACAAATATCGGTCAAACAAGTTCTATCGAATTTGCGTCTGAAGCAGATTATTCATCTAAGACGTTTGACACCTCTGGTGCTAGTATTAGCGAAGGTGACGTTTTATCGGATGGAAGCACAGTAGTCACAACATCAACAACTAACCAACAGGATACTTCTACAAGTAACTCATTTGGGTCTAGTGGGTATTAATACTTAGCGACCCCTACAGACAAAAAAATACCCCCGATTTTTTCGGGGGTTTCTCTTGTTCAAAAAGTCGAATAATATATCAAAGTGGTCTGACTCTTCTTCTGCACCTTTCCCACTCGATCACGTCACGTCTTTCATAATATCCTGGGATCCATGTGTTGCCATGACCTAGGTAATGACCTGGTACCCAATATTTCTTTGTGACCGTTACTTCACACCTTCTACGATATGGACCGTAATGTGGATGTGGATGATGGTGGTCGTACCTCCAATCATGCCAATGTCCACCGCCATGATCGTGTCCATGATGATAAGACTCTACAAACGGCTCCCAGAATTCCTTCCAAGTTAATGCTTCTGCACGGACTGGTGTAGTAACACCAATCAGTAGAAGTGGGAGCAGTAGTAGTTTCTTCATTAGTCTTCGTTAGCTAGAGCAGCAAAATAGGAAAGATCTGGTGAATCACCCTTCTCTTCTATTTCTTCTATTTTAGCACCAAACCCTGACTTTGTGGGGGTAGGTGGGTCCGCTTTAACAACTGGACTAGTAAGAGGTACTAAATCCTCGTCTTCTTCGTTTGTTTGTACAACAGGTCTTGATGACTTGTTAAGCACAACATTCAAACGTGCTGATAACTCCTCATAACTCTTGAAGTTCTTAAGGTCAGTAAACTCTTTAAGAGAGTATTGTGACTTCCAGACTGCTTCAAGTGCATCATCTTCTAGTCCACCTAGGACTGATGGTGCATCAAACTCACTCTTATCATAATTCCAGTAACCGCCTATAGTTTGGATTTTGATTTTAAAGTTAGCACCCTTCCAAAGATCGAAAGGATTTATTGGAGTTTCATCTTCAAACTGTGGTTGCATTGCTGATGCAATCTTGTCATGAATTTTCTTACCATACTTATATAAGAATAC